ATGCTAAATTCGATACTACTCGTTTTTTTGGTAAACGAGATGATGGGCGTTATTTAGGTGGTTTAATTGATGAAGTAACTATTTTTGATACTGTTTTAACAAGTGACGAAATAACTTTTTTATATAACGAAGGAACACCAACAAGCGACCAACAATACCCTTTTGGAGTAAATATAGATGTTCCCAGTATAACTCAAAACACTTATAATCATAGTACAGCAATTAATAGTACTCAGGAGATTGTTTGGAGAACAAATACATCTACTCCTTCTTGGACTTATGATGCAACTCCTACTGTTCGTTTTGATACTAACGTGAGTGCTAACTGTAGGTTGTCAACTACTGATATTAATTACTCAAGCATGAACAGTAGCATGAATTGTAGTACTACAGGAACCAAGTCTCACGTCTGTAGTTTATGGAGTGCTTTAGCTAAAGATAGTTATTTGAATAACTTGTACGCTTCTTGCGTTAACATAAACAATGCAACTAAAGAAACAGTACTAAGTACTTCAGGAGCTTTGAATATTTCTCTTGGTAGCTTTTCATTAACAGGAACAACAAAGAACGCTACAGGAACAATAGTTCCAAACGCTTCAGTAATTATTATGTACCAAGATAACAACACAGTATTTACTAACACAACTAGTGATGGTAGCGGAATATGGAACTATGATTTTACTACTGCAGATACTAGCATCAATTATTTAATCTACGGCTTTGATCCTCTCAACAGTTCTCGAGCTGCAGGCATAAAACATTTTGTTAAGGTGAACACGTAATGAGTATTTTATTTAACAAATTATTCGTTATTGCACTAATACTTTTTACACTATTAACTATCTTTCAAGTAACTGCTTACACTGCGCCAAGCAACACAGCAGTTGATTTATTACTAACTGATACTTACACAGCACCAAGTAATACAGTTATTCCTCTAGTACTTGACGATACAGCAAGCTCAACAACTACTTGCGAGATAACTACAGACACAACAATAACCTCAGACCTTGATTGTTCAGGAGAAACATTCAGCGTAACAAACGCAGCAACAGCAACTGTCTCTGCAGGAATAACAGTACAAGCATTAAAAACAAATGTTAACAACGGAAAAATTAATTTGAAAGCAGGAGCAAAGCTTCAACAAGGAGTATCTTAGAATGGTTACACTACCAAAATATGAATCAATAACAGGAGCTAGCTTAACAGGCAGTGACGGTGATGCAAATAGACAATATAGTTTAGTTAATGCTAATGCTCAAGTAGCTGGCTTTGATGTTAGAGTAGCTAATGCAGCTTGGCAATACACTATTGATTATACTCTCTCAGGTAGCGTTCTAACCTTCGTTTCTAGAGTGTGGGATAATCAGACCATTACATTAAATTACTTCATCTCAAGCACTTATTCTACGTCTAGTGCGAATACAGAGTATGCTACGACTGAAGAACTAAGTGAGTACATGCACATGATTGGAGAACTACCAAATCCTTCCATTGTAGGTGATGATAGAAGTATAGAAACAGTAGGTGTGGGTGATGATTCAGCTACAAGATTCTTTGTGGACCACGCATTCATTATCTCATCAACATACACTTTTTACTATGGAGCAACAGAAGCAGTAGCTTTAGGACAGGCATTAACTGAAACAACACATTACACTATTGATAAAGACTTAGGAATATTAACTTTAACAACTACAGGTGTATCTCTTATAGGTACAGATAATATTTATGTTGCTTACTCTTATAACAATTTAGGTTTCAAAGATAGTTTCTTACAGGACACCCTTAATCGTAGTGCTGATTGGTTTGATGATGAAACTAACAACCACTTCGCTTTAGGAGATGAAGCAACCCCTAATTACAATCAAGTATCTGACGAGAAGCATCTCGGGCAAGGGCGGTTCAATCGTGATTATTATACTTACGATTTCCCCCTCCCGAATGTCTCCACCACTCTTAATGGAGCTTTAACTATTGGTGATACAACTATTACTGTTGTTTCTACTAATGGTTTCCCCGATTCAGGTTACGTATTAATTGATAATGAGAAGGTAACTTATGGTTCTAAAGCTTCAACAACAGTGTTTAATGTTACAGCGATTACTGCAGCTCACTTAGATGGTGCAGCAGTAGGTTCAACCATTGTAGAATTATCTACAACTATGAGTGGTACAGCCCCAACATGGAACGTACTTCAAGAAGATGTAGATTTTGATTTAGATATTAATACTGGTAAAGTTCACATTTATAGAGATGATATTATTTTAAGCGTTGTTAATCAACAGAGTGCTCCTTTCATGGTTCCTAATCGTGTAAGGTTCAATTACTTGTTCGGTAACGGTACCGTTCCTTCTAATGTTAAGAGGGCTACTCTTATGATTGCTGCTATGGATTTAATGCATTTAGCGGTTCGTAAGGCTCATGTAGCTGGTAGGAATGACTTTCAACCTGACTTAATTGATGTTGATAAGGATTGGTTAGCTAGAATTATTGGCGAGTACAAATTAATGAGAACTACAAACACTTAAATAGTAGTGTCTCTAAGAATTAATATAAACTTTATCTTTGCGGAGGTATTGTTAGACTGAGGTCGAAATGACAACTATAATTACTAAAACTACTTTAGAGAGTGCAGCTTATGATAACGTCATTTCTTTCTTAGACAATAGAGCAATAATTACTGATCCAAGAGATGTTTCTGGCACTCTCAAAAGAAAGTTTATTTATGACTCTGATCCTTTAGCTAAAGCAATTAACTTTGAAGAGTTCCCTTATATCATTGCTGAGTTCCCTACTTTAGAATATTCTTCTGTTTCTGCTGATGGTAAGACTAAGGAGATTGTTTGGACTATGAACATTACTGTGAGAACATTACGTACTGGTGCTGGTCAAGGAACTGATGGTACTGGTAAGAAGGATATGTTTACTATTTGTGATAAATTACAATTCTTGTTTAACTCTTTAACTTACAGGCAACAGTTTGCTGATTTAAGAATGTTCTTCACTAACCTTACTAAGCAGGGTGTTTCTGCTCCTGTGATTAATGAGGAGTACATTTATGAATCTAGTTATTCTTTAACCGTTACTGAGCGTATTAAGGTGAGTGATTAATGGTTACAGGCGTTGTTCTGAAAGTAAATGGTATTAAAGAACTACACAGGTTCTTACGTAAAGTACAGACTAAACTCCCTGTCGAAGTAGACAAAGGTATGTTCAAATATGCTCAAGGAGTTGCTGTTGCTTTGAGAGATGCAGCTTTACAAGATTCTTTAAGACCTTCACCTTCTGCAGCTAGAGTTACCGCTGCTCAGCGTATTAAAGCCAAAAAACTTAGTAAGTTCCGTAGCGTTGTTACAATGCCTCAATCATTAATATATCTTGATGGGATGATGCCTCACTACGTATCTTTGAAGCGTGGTCGTAACATTACTCGTTGGGCTAGAACTAACTATAATGGACACAGAATACACGGTAAAAGTTTTGTAAGAAGAGGTCCTAGAGGAGGAATCACTGGTGGTTACTTATTCGTTACTCCTCACAAATTCATTAATCACACTTTGCAAACTGAACGAAATAAATTATCTAACGAAATGAGGAGAAGCTTGAAAAGAGCAGTCTCTGGAGCTTAATAAAAATGACTTATAAATACAAAAATTTAACTCATGTAAAACTTCATGGTATGGAACCATACGGTACAGGAGAGTTCGATCATCCCATTCTAGGTGGTGGTATTGAATTAGTAAAAGAAAAGATGAATACTAAAAAAAGGCAAGCCAAAGTGCTTGACACGGAGATGATATAATATGACGGCAGCAAGTACCACGGATATTGATAGTTGGAAAGAATTTTGTTTAATAGGAATTATTCCACAAGCGTACCCTACAGGAGCAGGAGGGGGTAGCGAAATCGCATTTGCAGGTTTCACAGAAGACATTACAGCACTAGATTTTGGTGACAGAGATATTGAAGGAGTTCCTTTAGTTAACGGTGGGAGAGTTATTAAATGCAATCCTATGGATGACGAGAGTATTACTTTGAAAGTTTACCAAGTAGATGCTTTACTGGACACTTCAGATGTAGCTAATGGTGTGGCTCAATTAATGCACCCCCAAACTACTGAAGATGCAACTCAACCAGTTTTAGTTGATAATACTGTTAATCGTAGAAAGTTTGGAATAATCATTCTTTGGGCTGAGACACTTCCAGCTACAGCAGGAGCAATACCAGCAGAAAGTAAAAAAGCTTATCGTATCCAAATAGTTAATGCTTATATGACTTCATATAAACCTAATTATGATGATAAGATGTTAAGTGCAGAAGTTACTTTTAAGTGGGCTCCTTTCCAAAAGGATGCTTCATCTAATAAGCGAGAAGAAAGTACTGATGGTAGTGTACAGTTACCAGCAGGAATTACTAGTTCAACAACCTTTTAATTAAGGTATTTTTTATTTTTTTTTATTGAGGAGATGAATAGATGATTAATGATGAAGTTAAACAAATAAGGGAAAGAATAGTTACTGGATTTTCCATTAACAGAATACCCTCAAAAGAAAAAGATTGGTTTATTCAGTTCGCTAAAGAAGAGTTCTGTGATGACAGAGGATTCGCTTTAAAGCACTTAATAGATTTTTACAATGGATTGATACCCTCTGGTATTGAACACGTTGAAGGTACAGTATTAGCTCTTGAAGAAAGGGTTAAAGTATTGGAAGAAGCAAACGCTAAACCAATAGAAAAGAAAGTTCGGAAATCTTTAGATGGAAGAACAAGAATAGGAGAAAAATAAAATGGTAGAAATATTAATGAATGGGGTAGAAGTAAATCTTAAGAACCCTGGAACAAAAGGATTAAAAGATTTTTTAATAATACAACAAGCAATATCAACAATTCCTCCTTTAAACTTTAAAGGAAAATCTGAAGAAGAAAAACAAGAATTAATTAACAAAGCAGGTATGGAATTTTTAGGACATATGAACTCGAACCAATTAGATTCATTAACTAACCTAGTAAACTTATCTTTAAAAAACACATTCGAAATAGTTACTCCAGAAATAGATCAATGGGCTATGACTAACAGCATGGACATTATGAGTGAAGTACTAGCTATGTGTTCACCAAAACAAAAAACTGATGATGAAAACAGAAAAGAAAAGTTAATAGAGAAATTAAACCATGACTCTTCAAAGTCCTCTGTCTAGTCAAGCGAAAGCTAAACCTTTAAACATAAAAGACTATGATATGATCAAACATTATTTCATAGAAACTTATGGTTACAAGATGTGGACTGAAGTACCGTTAGATGAACTATTCGAAATGTTACCTTTTTTATTCAAAGAGGTTGCTAAGAAAGAGAATCTGAGAATATGTAGCTTAAAGTTTTACGGAGTGAAAAATCCCAAATGACATTAGAAAAATTAGTTATCGAATTAGAAGCGACAGGTTTTGAACGATTACAAGGACAACTTTTGCGTTTACAGACATCTATGAGAACCTTGTTTAGTACTCAGAAGAAAGGGATAGGTTTATTTTCTAAACAAATAGAGGGTATAGGGCGTACTAAGAAAATGTTTGCTAGCATGAGCAAAACAAACACTAACGCTGCACAAAGCACTCAAGCAGTACAAAATAGTTTACAAGATTTATTCTCAGGAGTAACTCCTCAAACAGCAACTTTCGGTAGCGTTATGCGTATGTCAAACGAAGAGTTTGGTAGTTTCAATAAGAACGGTAGGAAATTTCAAACTACTGGTGGGAGAATGGCTAATAAATTACGTATGGCAACGGCAGGTCTTAAAGGCTTCCGTATGGAAATGTTGGGTGTAATGTTCTTCGGTATGGCTATGGCTAGAATGTTTAGCAGTATGTTGAGACCAGCTACTGAGGCTACAGGAATGTTCGAGATTTGGGGTACAGTATTAGAGGTAGTTTTTTTACCTGTCATGCTTGCTCTATTACCTTTATTCTTAAGTATCTCAGAAGCTTTAATAGAAATGGGTCCAGGAGCACAAATGGCTGTAGGAATATTTGCTATTTTAGGAATGATTGTTGGTAAAGTATTATTTTTAGTAGGAACTCTGGCTCTAGGTATTGGTTCATTAATGCAAGCAGGAGCTTTCGGTGCAATGAGTGGGTTTTTCCAAACAATATTAACTTTTTTAGGAGGATTAGGTGCTGCTGCAGCTATAGTCTTCGCAGTAGTTACAGCAATAATTATTGGTGCAGTACTTGCTTGGCAAACTAACTTCGGTAACTTCAGGGATTGGGTTGGTGTCCTTTGGCAAAGTATTAAAGATATATTTGTTGGTTACTTCAAAATATTTGGTGGGATAATCAAAGTATTCACTGCTTTATTCAAGGGAGATATGGAGGGTGTTAAAGAAGGATTCAAACAAATATGGGAAGGTATTAAACAGTTTGTTGTAGGCGTTTTTAAGTTCGTAGTTTCTTTATTAGTAACTTTAGGTTTAGCAATATTAAAATTTATTACTTGGATCCTTAACGGTCTTTGGAATATGATTACAACAATAGTACAACTAGGAGTTGAATTAGGAACTAAACTAGCTAATGCTATGTGGGATGCTATGCCGTCATGGTTACAGAAACTAATTAATGGAGTTATGAATATTACGGGGAAAATTGTTGGTTCAGTATTTGGTACTGGTGATGGTGCTAAGAAAGAGAATGATTTCATTATGAGACCAGGGCAACAATCAGTAAGTATGAATCCTAACGATACAATAGTTGGTTTCAAAGGAGATTCTCCTTTTGGTGGTGGAGCTACAGTTAATCAAACATTAAACATTACAGTTAGTGATCCTGAAGAAATGTTAAGACTTATTCGTGGAGAGAACGATTCTTTAGTTAGAAAATTACAGAGGAATACATAATGGTAAGAGATAATATAAAATTTGTTGGAGGAGGAGTAACGGTTTACGTTGCAACTACAGGTGTTAAGTTTAACTTCACTAACTCGGTTAAAGTAATAAATATTCCTTCAACAGAAGAGACTCCTAACGCTTCTCAGTTACTTAATCTTAATAAGGTTGAGAAGAGATTCACAGTTAATGGTTCTTTGTCTAATGGTAAATTGGATGTTTCTGAAACTCACACTACAGCTATTGATAAACGAACAGCGTTAATAACTATGTTTGGTTTAGGTAATGTTGTTGTTATGACTTGGGAAAGCACAGCTTATGATGTTGCTGTTGATAAGTATGAGATTGATTATAAGTCTATGGATGATCACGATGACGTATCTGATGGAACTATGGTTTATACAACAACTATCTCTTGCGTTACTGGGGAGGATTTAATATGACTAACACAACTACTTTTTTGAATACTATAAAATCAAACACTCAGGCTTTTGTTTTAACTAAGAGTACTTACATTGCTGCAGGTACAGGAACTACAACTCCTACCGCTGCAGATACAGCTTTGGAGACTGAGACCGTGCGTAAGGCTAGACAAGAGAGTACTACAGGAACTAGTGACGTTATAGTAAGTCTATTCCTAGGAACTGCAGATGCAAACGGAGATGTACTTACTGAAGTAGGGGCTTTAGATGCGGCTAGTGTTGGTAACTTAATGAATCACGGTTTAATAACTGCTATTACTAAAGCTGCAGATACTGATGTTTGGATTGATATAGAAGAACAGATTGATGTGACTCAATAAAATGGTAGCTATCCCACAATTTTTTATTAGGAAAGGAGGTGTTAATTACATATTAATAGGTTTCAATTTCGAAAGAGAAGGGAATACTGCTGTTGACCAAACACCTTTTGAAGTTAGTAAAGGTAATGGACCTAATCTAAATATTGGTGATGATGCTAGTATTGGTTATATGGATGGTTCCTTCGTTTCTGAGTTTAGTGGTGATATAGTTAGTAAAGCAGTTTCTGAAACAGGAGTCTATACTCTTGAGAGTTATGGTGGTCGTTTGAATAGGGCTGCTCACTTTAGTCAAATCTTTGACGGTCAAACTCCTGAAGCTATTGCTGAGAACATTATTGATAATCAGTTACCTAGCTTGACTTATGCTAGTACTGCGTCTTCTGGAATCACTATTGAACGATTCGTTATTAGAGATGAGACTCCTGGTGAGGCTATTGGTCGGTTGGTTGAGTTACTTAATTGGCAGATAAGAACTGATAATGATAAAAACTTTTATTTCGAACCTATAGGTCACACGACTAACAGTACAACTTTGGAAGTAGGTGTTAACGCTATAGTTACTACTCCTTGGAGTGAGTCTCCTAATAGTTTAGTTAATAGTGTTTCTTTTATAGGTGGTGATGCAGTTTTTAATACTGCTCAGTCATTCACTGCTACTGCTAGCCAGACAGTTTTTACTGTTGATAATAAGATTGTTGGTAATGTTAAAATTACTGATGACGATACTGAGTTAGTTGGTGGTACTTCTGATAGCACTACTACTTTTGATTATAGTGTTGATTTTGATAATAGTATTATTACTTTCGAGGTTGGTAGAACTGTTGGTCATACGATCATTGTTAATTATGATTATGGTTTACCTATTAAGGTTACTGCTCAAGATGATGCTAGTATTACTGCTAATGGTATTTTTTCTACTAAGGTTACTGATGCTAGTATTAAGACTATGAGTGATGCTCGTAAGAGGGCTAAGCAGATACTTAATAATGGTTCTATAACTAAGAATAGTGAGATACAAATTTCTTATAGTAGTACTTATCAGGTTGGTCAAACAGTTCAAGTTATAGATTCGTTTAATAGTGTGGATCAGCAAGTAGTTATTAATAAGTTAACTTTTAATTATTTGGAGGGTGTTAAGAGGATTGAAGTTGGTAATACTAGAGATGGTGTTCTTGATTGGAATAAGGGTATTGATGCTCGTTTGAAGAAGTTAGAGAGTAAGCAAGATAATAGTGATCGTATCCAGAAATATATTCAAGTAGTTGAGACTATTAATATAACTCAAAGGCAAGGTAGAACTAAAGTATCCACTCAGTCACTTGGTAGTGCTTGGATAGTGGGTAGTTCAACCAATGGTCTTGTAGGTACTAACACAGCCACAATTAGTGGTAATCAACAAGTAGTAGGTGCAGGTGATAGAGGATCTAAAGTTGTTATTAGTGTTAAGAATCCTAACAGTACTTTCTATGAAAGGTTTAATTTCGTAAATTATATTGATACAGCTACAACTACTGCAACTCCAGATTACACTAATGAAGATTGTGATTTCCTTAACACAGAAGTATTACAAAGTCTAAGCGCTCAGAAAGGAGCAACAATAACTAAAGCTAAACTTACTTCAGATAGTACTACTAATTTAACTTTCGAGATGACTGCAGATAATTCTAATTGGGAATCAGTAACTAGTGGCACAATACACACCTTTACAAATACAGGTTCTGATTTAAGATTTAGAGCTACAGCTAGTGGTGCAGCAACGATAAGTTTAATAACTATAACATATGAATAATGATTAAAATGATAAACTATACTAAATTATATGAACAATATACTGAAGGTAAATCCTCTAACGAAATAGCTAGAAGTTTAGGTGTTCGAGCAGGTACAGTAATTTATCATTTCAAAAAAAGAGGATTTAAACTAAGAACTCAAAAAGAAGCCATAGCGAATAGACCTCCAGAACTAAAAGATAAAATTAGTAAAACATTAAAAAGAAAATATAAATCAGGAACAATAATTCAGTGGGCCACAGGATTAACTAAGGAAACTGATGAAAGAGTAAAAAGTGTAGCTTTATCAAAAACTGGAACAAATTATTATAATTGGAAAGGTGGTAAATGTGTTCACCCCTCTGGTGCAACAAGAATGAGTGAGAATGGAAGACAATTTTGGGAACATCATAAAGTGTGGTGTATTGCTAACAATTTCCCGTATATTCCTAAAGGGTTGGAAATACATCACATAAACTTAAATCCTTCAGATAACAGACCTGAAAATCTAGTTATGCTCCCTGGAACAATACATAGAAAATTACATGCAAAATTACAATTACGAACTAATCCAGATAGAAAATACTGGGGAAAAAATATACATTTAAGAGGTAAAGCATAATGGCAAATAGAACAACATTTACAGAAATTAGTGATGGTGATGAATTATCAGAGGGTTATTTCAACGGTATTAGTGGATTTTTAGCTCCGCCTTTAATTAGGAATCTTATTAGACAATTACAAAACCGTAGTGTAGTTTTCTCTGCTGATGGCGGAGAATGGGCTGAAGCTTACACTGATAGTAATGGTCGATTGAATAGTGTTGCATCAGCAACAGCTTTTTACACCTCGTTGGAAGAAAAGTTTGTAGCTGGAGTAGACGATGAAGCTAGTGGTGACACAACGAGTGACCCAAATAGCTTTACTAATCCTAGTTATGCTTTTGACGGTGACAGAACTACGTACGCAAGAAAAACTATTGATGGTGGCTCTAGGTCGTGGAGTTTAGGAAAGACTTTCACAGCAAAAAACGTTAACCTAGTTCAATACAGGGTTGCAGGATATGTCGGTGGAGAAAGCGTCCACACTATAAAAATGCAAACTTATGATGGAGCTACTTGGAATGATGAGACAACAGTAGGTTATGGTGCAGAAACTTCATTGCAATACTACGAGGATTCTTATGAATTAAATTCTTCAGTGGAAGGAGTTAGGTTCTTATTTACTGGTGACGGTCACGCAAGTGGTACACTCGATTTTAGAGTGTTAAACATAACTTATGGCGACATGGCTGACAATACAGTAGTCACACACGATTTACCTTCTGGTAGTTTCTCTTCAACAATAAGTAGTTGTTTCGGAAGTGCTTTAGTTGCTGACTGGGAAACAGGTGCTAACATACAATATAAACTAACTAACGCTACTAGTGATACAGGTTGGCTAACTTATAATGAGGTATCTAGTTTTACTGCTTTCACTAGTGAACCAACAACTTGCATAGTTAAACTAATACTTAAAACTACTAGTCCAACTACAGGTTATCCTAGTATTAAGGGTTTTGCGGTGTACGAATGAACTGGGTTCAACAATTATGGATTACAATAATATCTAGTGATAACAAACCTTTTATTGATAAAATCTCCTTATTAGAGACTGCTAATAAAAAACTTAAATATACTCAAGATAGTCTTAATAAAGATTTTGATTCTTGCGTTGACAAAATTAGTGATTTGAGAAATGAGAATACTCTTTTAACAACTAACATTATTGATTTGAAGGATCAAGTTTTTACTTTAACCCCTTTAGAGATTAAGAAACCTACTTGGTTAACAGGTAAAGTTGCTTACACTCCTAAACGAAGATTCGTCTCTAAAGAATACGACTTATACTTCACTTTTGATGAGCCTGGAGACGTCTTTGATAAAAGCCGTTATTTATACCGACTAATGAAAAAAGCAGGTTATATAGGCTTAAATCAATCCTACGCTAAAGCTAACGAACTACACAAATGGATAGTCTCAAGACTCAAATATACTTATGATGACAAAGACAATTGGAGACCAGTAACAGAAACTCTTCTTGCAAAACGTTGCGATTGCGAAGACTCAGCAATAGTTCTTTGCAGCACATTCGGAATGGCAGGATGGAAAGATGACGAAGTATTTTTAGGTGTAGGATGGTACTATCCAAAAGGAAAAATTAAAGACCCAGAAAACAGGTTCTACCACTCATGGTGCAATATAAAGATTAATGGCAAATGGTATATCTCAGAAGGAACAAACCCTAGAGGTAGCTTATTAAGATGGGATACTTACAGAGACAAATACGAACTAAAAGAAGTATGGAACTGGAAATTCGAAGGAAGACTAAGAAGCGGAAAAAAATATTTTAACAGAGAATAAAAAAAATGAATAGTGATTTGGAATATTTACTAAAACCTCAAAAAATGGTTCGAAGTAAACACGACAATCTAATAATAAATGTTTCTAACCACACAACAATAAGTCCAAATGTTTTAACAATGTATATGAGTGCATACTTCTTAAAAAGGAAAACAAAAAACTCCTCAAGAGTAGAAGGAGATATAGACCTACTACAAATGTTCTACCAACACGAAGAGTTCAGAGATATAGACCACTGGAAAGAAATACCTTTTGCAGATGCCAAACTATTAATTTGGGAAATGAAAAGCACAGATAATAAAAACAACTATTACAGAGCAAAAAGCCAGTTAAAAAAAGAAAAGAAGTTCATACAAGACAACACAAACTACCAAGACATTGATTGTTTCTATTGCTTCAACGTAGGGAACAGTTATTCATGGAGGTTTATAGATATAAAATGACATTAGAAACGGTAACAAGGAAAGAATGGAAAAAACAAGTAGAGGACAACCTATTGAATATTGAAGAAGCCTTAATAGAAAAAATGGATACTTATTTAGCACTAATAAAAATTAATAAAAATTATCGAATGGATGACAAGACTCACAGAATAATACATCAGATAGACTTTGACAAAGGAATAATCACTTACAAATTAGGAGCTAAAAGAAGAATGGGCTTCGATTACAAAAATAAACAACCAGGAGGAAAATAAAATGAATAAAGAAAAATTTTGGGAAAGTAGAAGAGTATGGGGAGCAGGACTAACGCTTGTAGCAACAGCACTTATTATTGCATTCCCTGAGAACGTAATTATCATAGCACCGATAATGACAGGACTAGCAGGACTACTAGGATTAGGCAGTTGGACATTCCCTAAAAAATAAACCCAACAAAAACTTTTTATTTTTTTTTTAATTATTAAAAACTAGGTGACATGAAGATGACTAAAATAGAGATTGATAAAGATTACTTAAAAAAAGCATTTATAGACAGAAACTTATCTTCAAGAAAAATAGCTGAAGAACTAGGAATACACCACACAACAGTATTAAAAAGAATCAAAGAGTACAACCTAAAGAAATCAACCATTAAACCTTTATCAGCAAACTCATCAAAAAAGCCTTTAATAGAAACTCAAGAACAACAAATTGTAAAAGAATTAGCTAAAAACAATTTCTCACCACAACAACTAAAAGAGTTCATACAAGGATTATCAAAACAAAAGAGTAGTCAATCAGAAGAATACTTTATAGGAAAGAACCATGTTAAGATAGGAGTTAGTGGAGACTATCACTTTGGTAATATTAATGTTGATTACAAACTAATAGAACACTATATTAAAACTACTAAGAAAGAGAAAGTAGATCTCCATCTTAACTTAGGAGACATCTTTGATGGTTGGTATCAGAATAGACCAAGCAGTATTTTCGAACAAGATGCTATAGGTTTTGATAGACAAATGGATCTAGCAGCTAAATGGTTATCTAAGTTAGATGCACCACTATATTTTATTACTGGGAATCACTCTTACAATACTTTTGTTCGAGGAGCAGGTATAGAAGCAGGACCCTACCTTGAAGACAAACTAAAACTTGCTGGAAACGAAGCTCATTATTTAGGTAATGCTGAAGGAGATATACAAATTGGTAAAGGTTGTACTATTAAATTAATGCATCCAGATGGAGGAACAGCTTATGCTCTTAGTTACAAACCTCAGAAGATCATAGAGAGTTTAGAGAGTGGTCTCAAACCAAACATTTTATTGATTGGACACTTCCATAAGATGGAACAGTTATTCTATCGTAATGTGCATGCTTTTCAAACTGGAACTATGATGGGTCAAACAAAGTTTATGAGAGGTAAACAAATACCTGCTCACAAAGGATTTTATATTTTAGACGTGTTTAGTAATGATAAGGGTCAAGTCGATAAGATAGTTACTCAACTATATCCCTCATACAAATAGTCACTTTTTGTTTGAGAGGTTCAGGGTTTTCTACCCACCCTACTCCCCTAATTACTTTCCTTGGGCTTCTCAAACTCTTTTATTATAATGAGTAGTTTAACCACTTGCTCAGGTGCATCAGTCGGGTGAGGTGCCTAATGATTATTATTTATTAACATTGTACGAACTATTTGACTTCCTCTATCAACTTCTTCCTACCAACTTTATTAGGAGGGTGCTTCTCAAACTCAACACCAAAAACATCCTTAAAAGTTCTCACAGTTAACATAGTTGTTTTACCAGCACTATTATAATCAGTATCATAATACATTACTAAACAAGGTTGACGATTACTCTTAAACAATAAATAAGCTTGGTAAGTGATAGGACTAACAAACTCTAACTTATCAATATACTTCTTAGCCTGATTCCAACTCATACTCTTCAATCTTTTACACTCAAAGATAACTCTGTGATTATCACTTCTTAAGTCATATTGTAGTTGGAATCCTTCTTGTCCTGTTCTTACTAGGTCTTCGTATTTGTTTCTTAGACTGTGCGTAGTGTCTAGTTCGAATTGTGATCCTTTACTTTTTGCTGCTCTAACTGATGTCATCTTATCCTCTTAATTTATTGTCTTGTATTGTTGCTTCAATAATTAACTCATCCAAGGTCATTGTTAGAATGTCTTGTATGAATCTTTGTTTCCTTACTTTTGTTAAGTATAGGGTTGGATCTCCCATTCCTTTGTTGAATAGTCTTGCTCTCTGGTCACTAATTACTTTATACAATTCTCCTCTATTCATTAATGCAAAGATTGTTTCTGTTGGTAACTTGTTAGCTTTGTGTTTTAATCTCTTAGCTTCATGCCAAAGAAACCTTTGTCTATTACATAATGTGCAATATTCTTGATGTACTTTAATAGTACAATCTTCAGATCCACAAACATAACACTTCATTCTTGACTCATCACTTCTTCCATTAAGTGTTTTAAGAACCAACAAACGCTTATTATGAATCCTGGCATCGCTACTGCTAATAGTATTTTCTCTGATAACCATTCACCGTACATGTTGTAATAGACTGTTACTAGTCCTTGTGGTGCAGTAAATATTTGGTATAAGTTTATTAGTCCTATCGCTACGTATACTAAGGTACTGAATATTAGGTATAGGCTTATAGTGTCTATCATTCGCTGGTGCATTTTAGTCCGTGGTATCTTGATAAGTATCTTCCAAGGGTGAAAACTTTTAGTCCTTCGTTCTCTTCCCATGGCAGGTTGTTTCCTTCGTGCTTCTTATCGTATGCGGTGTTGAAGCTTCTTATCAGGTATGCTGCTTTGATAAATCCTACTTTCACGTCTAGTCGGTCTTTAATAGTTTCACGAATGCCATAGTAGTTTTTTCTTCCTTTTCTCGCTCTCGCTTCAGCAACTTGCGCATCAATACTTTCTTGAATCATCTTATCCTCCTCTCTAATTATGTGAACTTATTCTAAACCTATTTCTTTTTTGTAAGCTATCAATTCTTTGCTAGCAGTATCTCTTTTAATGATTAAAGAGTTTAATTTAGGGTCTAAAAATTTCTTACAATCTTCCTCAGTGCATTCACTACTGTTTAAGATATGTTCATCATTCCATTCTCCAGCATCTCCAGTATATGTTTCCCAACAACGTAAACTTAAATCATCAGTGTAATTTAATTGCTCAATAATATCATGTGCAGACCATTCAGCTTTATCATTAATCCCATGAACATATAATACTATTTTATGTAATTTTACCATGTTATTCTCCTTTGATTAAGTCTGTGAATAACTTTTTTAGTTCTGGATCATCACCTTGCAGTTCTACAACTGTTGCTGGAAAAGATACTTCTTCTGTTTCTTTCGCTGCCGTTGCTCCTCTCTTCATCCTTATTAAGAAGTTCAAGTAATCATCGTGTCTCGCTTGCAATCTCATAAGCTCTTCTAATTCATCGTTACTGAACCATAAGCCTTTGCGATTATCTTGTACTTCTGCTTTGTGAACAGGAGTCCCACTATTCCCTATAACCCTATCGTCTTTCTCTTGAGTGTATCCACCAATAAAATTATGTTTCATTCTTCATCTCTCCAACTGTTAGGATCAAAACTAGCAGGTACGCTCTCATCAAGAACACCAATCTGACTATCCTTAAGCAAAGATACCATGTCATCATAATCTTGTATTGCTTCATCAAACAAATCAATATACTCATCATACTCAATCTGACTCTCACAATATTGGTCTATCAACCAAGCAATCTCAAAATAGATTTGTCTACGCCTACCTCGATGTTTTAGTTTAGTGTGAGTAACCCACTTCCTTTCCAAACTATTAGTTAACCTAGCATCTTGCAAGTACAATAACATCTTAGCATAATTAATATACTTCATCTTATTCTCTTCAGCAACCTGCTTAATATCAAACTTTTTATCGAACTGCTCAGTCAAAACACCTTTAAGCTTAACCTTAAGAAACCTATCATCAATAGCCTTATTATTACTAAATATGTACTCAAAATAATCTTTAGCAGGATCCTTATAATTAGTAGTGTTATTGTATAGGAAGGTTATTGATTGTATCAAACAACTATAACTCTGCTTAGTATTAGCACTCTTTAAAGCACCGTTAATGTACCTACTCTTCCCACCACCTATTTGTAAGGCGAACTCTTCAATGATGTCTCTAACCTCTTTCTTACAACGATGAGTCTCATCAAAAACCATGTTCCCACTACCATTAATTTGGTTTAAGACTCCTGGAATACTTCTTGGTTTGAACACTGGACTCTTATCTGTTAGGTAGTGTATTAAGTCAAAGATACTACTCTTACCGAATGCACTATCTGTAGAGATACAAACATAAATCTTACTAATATAACCAACTAAAGAAAGTATCTTAGCGAAAGTCCATTGTTTAGGATCAGAATGTTCAAAAGGAGCAAAGTCATCTATCAACTCTCTAATAGTCATAGTTTGTTGAGGGATAATCTTGAAAGCTTTAGGAGCTAAAAGTCTAAACACCACATCGTCTCTGTCTTTTAACTCTTCTATCTTATCACCATAACGTAAAGGCATAGAATCAACAAAGTCCTCATCAATCCAATACTTCTTACGATTCTTCTTAGCAAAGAACCCTCTTATATCAACTATAGTACCATCCTTTCTTGAGAACTCAATCTCTTTAAGAGTATCAGTTGTTAACTCATGCTCATAAAGTAAAGTACTGAATAAGTTAGAATTGTGTAAAGATAAGGTATCCATTAACCATTTCTGCTTGTAGTCTTCCATCTTAATAGTTCTCCGCTGTATCTAGTTTAGCCACTGTCTTCTTACCTTTCTTCTTCGATGATTTGCCTTTAACAAACTTTCTAGCTGCACCAATAGGAAACATATTACCTACAGGATACATAGTTCCATTAGGATAAACTCTGAACTTCTGTGCGAAAGTATATTCTTTAGGAGAATTATCAACTTCAGGAGTTTTATCAGCTAATAGCTTTGCTTTAGCACTTTCCTCACCTTTCCTTAGTAAGTCTCTAGTGAAGTCTTCTCTTTTTTTTATGTGATCTACGTCTTCAGGGTTCATCATTTTCTTCTCTTTTAATAATAAAAGCGACGGGAATCTTTTACTTGACACGCCCAATCTCAATCAAGTGTAGGTTTACTAGTACATTACAATCCAGCAAGAAAGCAACAACAATGGGTGACTTTGAATCCACCACTACTTCATTAACATTGGATAGTTGTTACCGACTACAACACATAGTGGTTTTTTGGCTACTTTTCCCTTAGCGATATGTGTTGTTCTTGTTTCTGGATCTACTTAATAATTTTCTTTTTCTTTACTGATGCAAAATGATAGATTATGTTAGGTATAAATAAGGTCCACCACCCAATCAATATTAGTATCCAGAAGTGTCCCCATCCTGTTGCAGTATTCTTCTTCATTAAGAAAAACTCTGGTGTTTCTTCCACTAACTCATAATCATTAGCTAGCCACATTTTCATGTCTCTTTTAGCTTCTACTCTATCTTCTTTTTCTTGTTTACTAAATTTTTCTTTTACCATCTTTGTTCCTCCATTAAAAAAAAATATTGACGTGGTAAAGATTAGTCGAAAAGGGTTGTTGGTGTGTGCGTGTGAGGTGAGATCTTTGTTGGAAGCAAAGAATTTTCTAACCCTTACCATCTCGTCAAAGTGATTATTCTACTCTTTCTTCGTTAGGCATTAAGTCTTCTTCAGGGATTGCTTTGATCTCTTCTTCCTTCGGCTTAAATGCTTCTTTCATGTAACTAAATACTTTGCTGTATTCTTGATAGTGTTTGTTAAAGAACCAAGTGTTTACTGCGTGAGTTACTGTTCTAGTCTCTACCTTCATCTCTTGATACTTACTCCAGAACGATTCTAAGGCTTTATCATCCACTTCTTCAGTCTTGGTGTTAGTTGTTGGAGAGGATGTTTGAGTGCTTGTACGCTCCTCTAGTTGCTTCTCCTTAGACTTAGTGTAATCCTCTTCACTACTGTCTTTAATGAAGAAACAAGTTCTACTATCATGCTTCTTACCATGAGCCTCAAAAGCTTCTTTAACAACATTGAAACCAACATTGTAATAGTTACCTTCTTCTAAAGCTTTAAGGGTTAATCCTTTACTATCTTCCTTAGTGCCTATAGTGTCAAAACAAGATAATGTAAAAGGAAATTCTCTCCCAATATCAAACTTTAAAGTGAATAACTTCCAAGTCTTACCACTCTCTTTAGTTGCTTCTTTCTTCAGTTCTTTACCTACATACTTATAGATTTCAAACTTAGTTATTACTGATTCATCTTTACCATAATCAGTTGTAGCAGACTTACTTTGTAAGTTTGCACTTGATCCGTCTTCTTGTATTTCTTCACTCATTGTGTATCACTCTTATTTACAGCATAAGTATTAGCTTCATCAAAGACTTTCTTTGCTTCTGCAAGTACTGTTTCGTTGGTCTCGTCAATCATTTCTACAGTAACGTCAGGGGTAATAATTCCTTTAACTGATTTACTGAAATTGATTCTTACTCTTTTCTTATAATTTGCTTCAGTCATTTTATTTTCCTCATTGTGGTGGTAACTGAATATTATCAGTTAACGCCTTTAATTGTATTCTAACATTCAAAGCAGTCTTAATAATACTATCAACTGATTCGTCATTACTAATTGTTAAATTAGTGATCATTCCAGAGAAAGCACCATAACTATACTTATCATTAACTATAAGCTTTAGTTCTTCCAATTCCTTTTCGTTAAGTTCCATTGTACTTCATCTAAAGACAACTAATATATAAATATTATTGTCCTACACTATATACTTCTTTTTCGCCTTTAATAGAAGCTTTTTCTTTGTCTAAAGATTGTGAGAGGGAAGGATCAGATAGAAACTTTGCTGCTTTGACCGACAACAGAGGAGACTTTCTTAACCCCTCCCTCCTAAATATAATATCAATAGGTTTTTCCATTAACCCTTTAAAATAAAGTATTCTCTTCAAAGTATCACCTAAAGACCTTTTAGAAATATCTAAAGTTATTAAAGTATTTTTCATTAAGAAAACTTCTTCCATATCTTTATTAGCTCTAGCAGTTATTCTATAATAACCATAGTTAGCATGTCTAACTATCTCACCAGCTCCAAAGTTATGAATGTATAAATGAATATCTACATCTATAGGTATTTGATCCCAAAATATAGGTAACGCTTCTTCTTCCTCAATTATGGTCTTCATATTTCTTCTCTGTTTCTTTGTCGGTCATGTGTCTTTGTTTAAAGCTAACTACTTAATAACTATTGTTAAGATTCAAAATATATATTGTACTTAGGAATTACTTTAAAGTAGTGGCTTGATAGAATGTACTGTACCACGTGCTAAGTTTGTTCTTTCAAAAATTATTCTTACTGGTTTATTCAATAAGCCTTTAAAGTTTAACATCCTGTGAAAATCATTACTAATACGATTAATAGGAATAATTAAATAGAACTCAGAATAAGGTAATAAAGATAATTCAAGTACAGAAAAAGGGTTAATGCAAAGGATCTTAACACTCTTTACACCATTGTAACTAAAGATTTCTGAATCACCATAAGAAGCTATATCTATAGTTATGTGTACTCTCTCAGGTATCACAGACCAATCTATTATTCTTACATCTTCTAACACTTTCACACACCTTAAATTTTATTTTTTTAATAAAAATTATTTTTTGAACTCTTTATACTTCTTTTCCATTAACTCTTCAACTAAAGCTTCTTGATAAGATTCTCTCCAAGATTCAAACTCTTCAGTTAAGCCTTTAACATCTAAGTATAACTCTGCATCTTGCAACTTTGATAACTCTCTTTTAGTATTATCTAACTCTTTCTCTCTTAACATATATTTCTCTTCTGGTTCTTTCATCTTAATCCTCTTAATCAAATATTAAATTACTAATGATCCACCCTACCATAAAACTAACTAATGTTAAGATAACCATAAGCATAACGTGTAACCTTGCAAACTCTTTCTTATTCATCTTCTACACCTTCACGTTTGTATTTATCAATAATAGTTTTTATTGGTTCTGAGAATCTCTCAGCCATCAAAACTATTTCTTTCTCATTACCGAAATAAACTCCTTTAGATATATAATAATCCATACAACTATTATAAACTTTCATAGTTTCTAAAGGATCAATATCGTGGCTGTTCTTGTAATCATTCATTAATTGTGTTAAGTTATTATTATTCATAATCTTTTAGGCAGGATACCCACTAATTCATTAGTGGGAGGAATGCCGTCCTCCATTTCTTTACTATCAATCCATCTTAATATTGTATCTCCAGTATATCCTTTTTCAAAAATATACCATGCGTAAAATTGTGTTGTTGCTTTTAGGTTTTTAAAATCAGCATTCATAGAACATTGTTGCCTAGATGAATGAGCATAAATAAATTTAATATTATATTTTCTAAATAGTTCTCTTCTCTTTTGACCTTCAATAAATTGTATTTTTAAAAATAAAATTAATTTATTTCCTTTGTTTATTAAACTCATACCTTTTTCTATAAATTCTTCTGCTAATTTAAAAGGGGGATTTGTTAATATATCCCCATAATGTTTTAAATTTGTTTTTGTAAAATCTAATGGTGTATCTCCATAACCCCTATTTATTAAATCAGAAGAAAAAACTTTATATTTTTGTTTTTTTAATTCTTCTGACAAATGTCCTTTTCCACAAGCACATTCCCAAATATGTTTATTTAAAATAATATTATCTTTTTTCAATGATTGTAAGAATAACTTTAATGCTTTTGGATTTGTAGCATAAAAATCGTTATCTTCTCTTTTTGAATTAGGATTTACACCTAACATTAATCCTGCTTTCATAAAAATACTCCTAATTTAGTTTGATTAGCAAACTTACCTATTTTCTGATTAGGACTTCCAAAGACAGAATACTCAAACACATCTTTTCCTTCTTGCTCGTTAATGTATCTCCTTACTGCTTCTTGGCTTACATGACCTGCACTTCCACAATAATATCCTTTAGCCCATAAGTTAGGAAATCTTTTTCCATAACTCCAGAGTAAGTAAGGTAAGTGTTTGAAACATCTTCTTAGTTGAATACTTGTGTTTCCTTTTAATTGTTTAACAATTTTAAAAGGTGTGTGTTTCGGTTTAGCACCTACGAATAAGTGTATGTGGTCAGGCATTACTTCTAAAGCCAACATATCTAAATCAAGGTCTTCACATTGTCCTTGAATAATATCTTTAAGCACAGATACCACCTTCCCTGTTAAGACTTTTCTCCGATACTTTGGAATCCAGATTATATGATAATTGATGTTGTATTTGCAGTGAGAACCTGTCCTCACAGTTGCTATCTTTACATCTAAATTGTACTTTGTTGGATTGAAATGTTTGTATTCGTTTTTCATAATTATCACCTATAATCAAGTGATAATTATTCTTTTTAGGTTGCATGTTGAACGAACCACACATTAAACTTTTCTCTGAAAGGGAACAGTTTAAGTTAAGTGGTTTGTGTATGCTAACCGTATTTTTTGTTTTTACCATTTTTCTTTTGTTTTTGGAAACTACCTACTTTAGTGGGTAGAGGGTTTCATTTTCTTTCTAAGCCTCTCCTTAATAATAATCCTTCATTAAAAGCTTCAATACAACCTATAGCTCTAAAGATTTCTCTTTGACACTCTTCACTCTCTAAACTAAACTCTCTTAATGATTGTAACTTGTATAAATCGCCTTTAATAGATTCTGCTTTACCAAAAATATTCTTATACCTTACTCCATCTCTTAAAGTTATAGAGTTGGTTTTTTCATCGTCAGTAATTTTATATATTTTCATTCTTTAACCCACTCCAAAAGTTTAACAGCGTATAAGACAAAACTTTCTTTACTCCTAACGCTAATTATAGAATCTTTAATCTCTTTGATCTTATTATTTATTTCTTCTTCAGTTTTCATCATTAACCTTTAACATTTCTTTTTCTAATTCATCCAAGTCTTTAGATAGTTGTTTGTATTCTTGATCCCAAGTTTCTTTAGTCATCTTAACCCCTTCATTATTTCTTTCCTTGCTTCTTCCATGACTCTAGCTTTCTCTTCTTCTGATTGACTAAGCCAAGCATTCCTTTTATTGTTATTAACCTTTTGATGTTTAATAATATCTTGTTTCCTATACTCTGGATTATTAGCGTATCTTTCTCTTTGATACTTGTTAGACCTTAGTCTTGCTTCTCTCTTAATAGGTGTTTCACCATAGAATAATCTTTTCTTATTATTATGTTCTTCTTTCTTAGCTCTCTGTACAATCCTTAACTTATTCTTTAGATCAAACAATAATTTCTTTATTCTTGCTATGTCTGGATCATATATGCTTTGCATTTTATTCTTCCACCTCGTCTAAAATTGCGTTTAAAATTTTGTCTTCTAGTTTAAAATCTTGTATGTAAAATTGCAATATCGCGCTTATCTTTTCTCTTGATATATTCATTATACCCACCTCGGTTTTAAAGTTGTTAAGTCTCCTTCCCCTATTTCTCCCTCTGTGAGTAAGTCTTTAAACTGTTCTTTATTTTCTATGAGGTTCTCTGGTAAGTACCCTAGCTGTGCGTAAAATGATTCAAGAGTATATACTGTGTCTGATATTTCATAATTTTTTAAGTCTTCAACTATACCCTTTCCTATACTCATTATTTCTTCTTTCTCAAAGTACCAATGTAAAAACTCTTCTTTGTTAATTTTGATTATTCTTTTGTTTGTCTTCATTCTTCCACCACTATAATAATTAGTTTCAATTATGAAAATTTTGTTTTTAGTTTTCTCAAAAACTGCTTTTTTCAAATCATTAACCTCTCTGGTTTGTGCTTATTAAGTAATTCTTTTTTAAATACAAATAACTTTTCAATAGGTTTGTATGTGTTTTTATTATTCATCGCATTTGTAATTTGTTT